CCATATTTTAGAATGTCCGATTTGTCCTACTAGAGCGCCCATTTTGGCGCTAATTGTGATGCTAATCACAAAGATTTTTTTCAATTCGCACCATATGTCCGAATTGTCTCCTTGAAATTGTCGGTGGGGTCGTGTATTGTTATAGACATAAGATAAAAACTAAATAAAAGGGTATGAGCCTAGCAAATAATCCGAAAGGTGAGCCTAGCAAATAAGACCCACTAACTACTAATGAAAGGAGCATAACAAATGCTTACTCAAAAAACTTTAGATAAAATCGTGTATGAATATCAACACGGCGGTGTTTCTCAACACCACCCAGAGATTTCTTTCTCTGAGCGTAAGGCTCTCTTGCGTTATCTATTCTCGCTACCTACTAAGTGTAGCCCTGAGTGTGAGGCAACTCACACTAACTAAGCGGCGTGTCGTCTTGATAATGTCGCCTCTCTCTGATAGTATTCCAATATAACAAAATGAAAGGTAGGTAGCCAAATGAGTGCTAATCTATACAATGTCCAATCCCTACTAGTAGGCAAGGCTTATCGTAGCCGTTCCCTAGAGGGTGTAATCGTAGATGCTGAAAAGCATCCTAAAGCCGTATGGTATGATAACGCTGAGGCGTATCTAGTCCGTATCCGCCCTACACACGGGCTCTCTGATAAGTATCGCACAATAGCGGTAGCGTGTGATTAGTATCACACCTACGCCCTAGCGTGTCGGCTTGATAATGTCGGTGCTAGGGTGTAGCCTAAAGGCACAAGATAAAGAACTAAAAGAAAAGGAATAAAGTAAATGAAAATAGAAACTGCGATTTGGAATGGTAAGAAAACTAGAGTGTTAGCCGTTCCGTCATTCTCTACCTCAGATGAGGCACTAGAGTTTCTAAAAGAAATAAAGAAACTAGATAAAGACGCTACACTTACTATTACTTCAGTAAGTCAATATAAGTAAAAGGAAAATAAATAAATGATGACTAAATGGGATACTATTCAGGCAGACTTAGAACCTATCACCCCTAAGTATTGGGGAGATGAAGCAGAACTAGAGGAAGAAGAAAACGAACTCTCTCTAGATGAACTATTAGAAAATAAAGAAAACGAACTAAACGAAATGGAAATGGAGTAATAAAATGTGGGATAGAGATTTCTTAGGTATCCACTTAGACGGATTTGGATTTACAATAGATAGCGCTTGGTTTTATCTATCTATTAGTTATAATCTGCTACTAATAGCGGGAGCGTTTATTCTTGCCCGCCGATTTTATCTAAAGCGTAAGCGTGTGAGGTAAATCACAAAAAGGATCGGCGTGTCGATTTGACAAATCGGCAGCTGGCCCGCACGTTTTTGCGGGCGTTATCCACAGCTTTATACACAGGTGTGGAAAACCCCTGGATTTTGAGCGTGAGTTATCCACATGACCTAAATCACAAAAATAGTTTTGCGACACGCCCGAAAAACGGGTCAAAATGTCAGTGGTCTATGGTAGCCTATAGGCATAAGATAAAAAAAGAAAGGTAGGTCAGATAAAATGACTACACTAAATAAAAATGAAATAATAGAATACTTAGTAGAAAATGATTTCTGCGTTACTGATAAAGTTTGCGTATTTTGTTCAACACTTACAGATGGGTGGAATAGATTTTGCTACTCTTGTAAAGACTATAAAGGAATGATGAGCCTCTATGAAGCCGTAGAATACTACGGAACAGATGTTCTACCTAACTAAGAAAGGAAAACTAAATGTTAGAAATTTTTGAACTAAATGAAAATGGTGCTGGTTGGGTATCATTAGAAAATGCTTCCACTTCTACTAAACTAGATTTGGAACTTGCTTTGCTAACTAAGGCAGAAGTAAAAATGCTTTGCTATGTTTGCCACATTGAGATTGAAAAAGGTAATGCTTGCGTAAAGCATACTAAAGTAAATCTAAAAACTTGCGTTATTTGCGAGTTAGCCCACGAAGGGCTCTACTGCTCTAACTGCTTCACAGGTGAGCGTGTTCGATTAGGTAAAACGAAGTTTGCTTCAGTAATAAAACTTCACGAAGTTAGGAAATAAAAAAATGGATTATCAAATCACAATAACTTATTCAACGGATAATGATTATCTAAATGAAAATATTGCTACATTGTTAGAAAATAGTTTGCCGTTTATTGTTGATAATGTAAAAATACATTTTGACACTGCCGAATAAAATAAAAATATTTGCGGCGTTTTGATTTGACAAAATGATCAGCTGCCCGCACGAAGTATGGGGGCGATTTATCCTTTATGTCCGATTTACGATATTTCCCGAAATTCCTGCGACACGCCGAGAAATTTGTGATTTTTCTCACAAGGCTTGAGCGTCTCAAAATGTGGAATTACTCGCTAGTAAGTAGAAAAATGTCAGTGGGTTTTGGTAAAATGTGAAACATAAAGAAAGGAAAACTAAATGAAAAAATGTGAAATCTGTAAATTAGAAAAAAAATATACTCGTGAAATGAGTTTTGGAATTGTCTGCTCAATGTGTTATCTAGAAAATTACGCCTCTTGATGTCAGTGCTAAATGTTATAATCGGCTTCTAAAGAAAGGAAAACTAATGAGAAGTTATTCAATTGTGGATTTGCTAGTAGATACTTACTATGCGCCTCAGTCATTATCCCGCCGTTTCAATGGTGGAATTATCAACCACGCAGAAAAGCGTGAGGATATTTATTTACAAGAAGGCTACGAGGCTTTCGCTATTCGCTACCGCCCAACAGGTCGCTTCAATGACGAATGGGCAACAGTAGCCGTCAGGGTCGCCGATTACTAAAATGTCGGTGGCTTCCGCTATAATCTAATCAACTAAACGAAAGGAAAACTCTAAATGAAACTAGATGAATTCAAGGCTCTTGTTATAGAGCAACGCAAGGCGCAAAAGGCGCAAAACTTAGAGGCTATTTTGTCGGTGGCTTCTGCTACAATTCCAGCAACAACAGAACGAAAGGAAAACTAAAATGGCTAAAATGAAAGAACTATACACCGCAATTCAGACCTGCGAAATCTGCGAAGGTAGCGGTATCTCTGGTGCGTGGGTATCTCCAGACGGAGATTATGATTTTGAGTGGTGTGAGTGTAATCCTGAACACCTAATCGTAGATGAGGATTTCTAAAATGGAAATCTTTATCTGCGACAACTGCGACACGCTTGCCACCTTGTCGGTGGTAGGCGATACAATAACAATTCAGAAATGCGCTTGCGTTTCTCTATTTACAACACCCGAAGCAAACTAGAAAGGAAAACTATAAATGAAAAATATTCTCATCTCTTATCGTGTAGATGCTGAAACTGATATGGAGGCTCTTACACACCTGCGAGGCTTGATGTATTTGCTACCTGAACACTATGTAGCGAATATGGAAGTTTTTGATGTGCTAGATGTTCAGGAGGTAAATGCCTAATGATGACTAGAAAAGATTATATTGCTACCGCAGAAATTTTGCGGTATGTATCTGATAAAACTCACCCTGCCGTTTTTTCTAAAATGGTTGTTGATTTTGCTGAGATGTTCGCAAAAGATAATCCACGATTTGACGCAAATCGTTTTTATTCTGCGAGCAACTATAAAATTCCAAGTTTCAGAAGTTAGGAAATAAAATGAAATCATTACAAGAAAAATTAGATGAAGCGGCAAAAAACTTAGAGCCAATTCTTTGGGAAATTTTGGAGGAAATAGAAAATGAAATTACCTAATAAAGAAAGAATAAAAAAAGTTTTGGAATTGCGGAGATCAAATGCCGCAACTCCAATTCCTAGCAAAAAAATTTATTCACGAAAGCGAAAGCATAAAAATAAATCTGCGTGAATAAATATGCAGGCCCGCAAAAAGGAGCGGGGGCCCAAAGCTCTTTACGTGTCAAGTCCGACACGCCCTGGATTTTGTGAGATTTATCACAAAATAAATTCAGGACACGCCGATAGCCAAATGGTAAATGTCGGTGGCTTCGGCTATAATTCCACTCTAAACAAACGAAAGGTAACAAATGCTAGACACAACAAATTGGGCTTCATATCCCTTTACAGTAGAGGGCGTAGAATTCGTATCTCTATTAGACCCTAAAGGCTCTTTCTATCCGCAAGTAGAACGCCTGCCTAATGGAGTATTTACGCAGGAAAATATGCGTATGATTCTTGAACTTATCGGTAATCCTGCCAAATTTTCCCGTGAGGAATTGCAGGCAGAACTAGATTCAGTAAATCTAGGCGCTTCGCAGGCTATCGTAGCCCTAGCCTAATAATGTCGGTGGGCTAGTGTATAATCTAGCCCACTAACAAACGAAAGGAAACAAATGTTATCAACCGCAACCGCTCTTATTCAGGCAACTGAAGAAAGTATTTTTGACGAGGAAGTAATGGGCTTTGCTCAGGCTTTCTGCCACCACGCTAAAGAATTGGATAACGAACAATTCGCTAAATCTATTTATGTTTATTCTTGTATGCTTGCTTCTCTCGCAGTAGATAAGGCTATGAAAGTCTTACTAAATGAGGAACAAATCATAGACCTAATGAACGCTATTGACGAACTAGAAACAATGAGAGATGAGGTAATGAAAGATGGGAAGTAATCTCGCTTATGACTTGGCTTCAGATGAGTTAGGCTTAGACTTGGAAAGGGCTATTGGTATTCACTTACAGAGTAATCATTACCCACCCGTTCCGTTATCTATGGTCGAACCTTGTATAGATGCTATTGACGCTTACTATGATGAGGACTACGACAGACTTATCACACTACCCGCACCAATTACTTGGCGGGATCAAAATACCGCACCTGCTTCCGCTATCGTAGAGGCTCACCACCTAGACGCTTGGCTTCCGCAGTATGACTAAAATCACAGTTTCAGAGGCTACCGCTTGTCGGTGGCTTCTGGTAAAATAACAACCCTAACGAAAGGAAAAAAATGGCAACAACGCTAGAAATCGGACAGACCTTCACAACTGAAAAATCAGGTGTAGTCGGTGTAATCAAGGCAGTAGATAACCACCCTTCAGGTGTGGCTCGTGTGCTTCTTGATGTAAATGGCTCAGAACGCTGGACAAGCGTATCTATCTAATCAAATGGCAGGGCTCACCAAAATGTCGGTGGGCTCTGCTACAATCTCTCTCTAACCTAAACGAAAGGAAATCAAATGGCTAGAAATGGAAAATCCATTAGCGTGAAAATCGCAACAACCAAAGTTATCAAGGCTTTGGAAACTAAGTTAGCACAACTCAAGAAAGATAAGGCTAACCAAAAATCAAACGAGGAAAAGTTTGAGAAGGCTCAAAAGGCTTGGAATAAGGAAGTCGCTAAGTTAGCACTTGCTCAAATCGCTAAGGCAACAGACCTTACAGCAAACAAGCGTTATGACGGAAGGATAAATGTAGATTTTTACCTTCCTGCTAATGTCTTAGAACTACCTGCTGAACCTGAGAAGGACTTTGAGAGCCTTCACGATTGGCAGTATAAGGAAATGGTAGAGGAAATAGAGAACGCTATCCGTATTCTCAAGATGACCGATGAGGAAGTCGTTTCCACTTCTACTTACAACGCTATCGCAAGATACTTGTAATAATGGCAGGGGGCTAGACAAAATCTAGCCCCCAATGCTATAATCTAAATCCCTACTAGCAATAAAGGAACAAAATGTATAAACTCGTAGTATTGTATGACGGCGAGATTTTCGCTACTTACCAATACTCAGACGCTCTACAAGCGTTTGAGGCTTTCGCAAGATGTATAGATGTGGGCTTTGCTGAAAATGAGGCAACCTATAATCTCTCAATGCCAACAGGCAAAATGTATACCAAAAATTTCAACCGAGCAGGATTGGTGTCCGCAAAATGAAAAATCGTTATCGTGTAGAAATCTATGATGATGTAAAGGATAATGACCTAACTCTTTATTCTGAAACTAAAGTAGATAAAGAGTATTTGACGGAATTAGTTTTTTCTAATCTCCGCCGCTTCTCTGGTAATGTTCGTGCTTATGTTTTTGATAATCTAAAGAAAAAGAAAACAACGGCATTGTTTTTACCAATGGAAGTTATTCCTAAGAAAACGGAACTAACAAAACTTCTAGGATAAAAAGCTTGGGGCGGGTTTGAACTGTGTAATCATCTAGATCCCCGCCCCACCTTCCCCTAAAAAGCCCGCACAATTGCGGGCGTGATCAAAATCACATACGACACGCCGATAAAATCCCCCAAATGTCAGACTAAACTGCTATAATTGCTGCGTATCCCAACGAAAGGAAATAACTATGGGTTTAGATATGTATCTCCACGCTAAAAAGTATGTGGAAAAAATTGACTGGAATAAATTGAGAGATTTAGACCTTGACATGGATAGCGATGAGGCTATTACTCCACTTTGGAATGATATTGTAGAAACGGCAGGCATGAAAGATATTGCTACCGATATCTATGGTGTAAATGTTGAAGTAACTGCTGCCTATTGGCGTAAGTCTAATCAAATTCACAAATGGTTTGTCGATAATGTACAAGGCGGTGAAGATGACTGCGGCAATTACTATGTGTCTAAAGATAAACTAAAGGAATTGCGAGAGACTTGCCGTCAAGCCTTATTCGCTAAAGACCCTAGTTTGCTGCCACCGCAGGCTGGCTTTTTCTTTGGCTCATATGATATCGATGAATGGTATTGGGAAGATATCAAGCGTACTATCAAGAAACTTGACCGCTTGTTCGAATTGCCCGATTTCGACCAATTGTCCTTTTACTACACTTCTTCTTGGTAAATGTCGGTGGGCCCTGTTATAATGGGGCCCATAACGAAAGGAAAACAATGAACACAATTTACTGCGATTTTTATGAGATTTGTGGCACTGCTACTTATGTCAATGATAATGATTTAGAATTCTATAATGACGGCTACCAATGCGCCGAATGTTTTGACCAAATGGATATGGAATTCTTTTCTCTTGTCGGTTGGGAGTAGTATAATGTCCGCTATGAAATTGAAACGCTCTAATGATAGGAAGGTGGCTAATGCTGTCTCTAAAAATGGAAAAACCCCTACAATCGCAAATACTTTCGGATTACCCGCAGGAAAAGATTTTTCATGTCCTGGTGCAACGTCTATCTGTGAGACTGTTTGCTACGCTGGTAAACTTGAAAAAGTCTACAAGGGAGTAAAGGCTGTTCTTCTGCATAACTGGGAATTACTACGCAATGCAGATATCACTACAATGGTCTCTCTTCTAGATGAGATGATTATCGAATTCAAGGCCGAATGCGATAAGAAAAATGCAGATAAACTATTCCGTATCCACTGGGACGGTGATTTCTTCAATGATACCTACGCATATGCCTGGAAGACTGTAATCAATCGTCACACCGACGTGCAATTTTGGGTATACACTCGTGTTTATTCTGCCGTACCTATTCTGCAGGATATCCCTAACCTATCTCTTTATTTCTCTACGGATGATGAGAATAAGCATATTGCACAATCACTACGTGACTTACACGGTACACGCCTTGCATACTTAGGCAAAACTTTTGCTGTCACCGAAACTGTCATGAAAGAATTGACTGGCAAGCCTGGTGCTAAGTGCCCTGAAAATAATAAACAAATTCCACTAATCTCTACTAGTGGCAGCGCATGCGTGTCATGTGGTCTATGTGTTTATAACAAGGCAGACATTCGATTTTCAGCGAGTAAAAAATAATGAATATTTTTACTCATGAAATTTCTAATTACTTGCAGATCCCCCTGGAGCTCGCTGCAGAAATTCAAAACGTTATCGATTCATATTTTTATTTAGACTGGTCCGAGGCCGATGAATTCGAAATGAAAACTGTTTTTATTGCAGCTTATGAATTTTATAAAAGCTCATTAATTAAAAGGTAGAGCCCGCAGACGTGCGGGGTTTTCCACAGCGTTACGAGGACCTGTGGATAACTCCCGAATCCTGTGAGATTGATCACATGGGACAAATCGGACAAATGACTATCTAATCTAGACAATGTCGGTGGCGTCTGTTATACTTAGGCTCAATCTAACAATGAAAGGAAAAATCTATGGCTCATAACCTAGAAACAAATGGCAGCGAAGTTGCCTTTGCTTTGCGTGGAACCCCCGCTTGGCATAATCTCGCAAATCGAATCTTCTCACAAGATGAAGATGTATCTACTCAAACAATGCTTGACGAAGCAAAACTTTCCAATTGGAATGTTCGCTTATCTCCATTGACTGACCATATCTCTACCGAATGGAACGATGTATCTAATGCTCAATTAGTTATTCGTGATAACCCATTCAATGGCGGAACTGATGTTCTTGCTACTGTTGGTAAGCGATATAAGCCTGTTCAGAATGAAGAACTATTTGCTTTCGCAGATAATATTCACGACGCTAATCCTGATTGCCGTTGGGAATCTGCTGGCTCTCTAAAGAAAGGTAAAGTTGTATTTGGAACTGTTGATGTTCCTAGAACTATGGTATTAGACCCACAAGGTGCTAATGACCAAACAAAACTTTATCTAATCGTATGGACATCACACGACGGCTCTGTTGCTGTTCAAGCAGCGATTACCCCTGTTCGTGTTGTATGCCAAAACACTTTGAATCTTGCTATGCGTAATGCTAAGCAATCATTCAAGATTCGCCATACTCAATCTGTCGAAGGTCGCATTCAAGTTGCTCGTGAAACTCTTGGGCTTGCTCTTGGATACTTTGATGAATTTGAGAAAGAAGCGCAGGAACTCTTCAAGCAAGAGATTACTAACGCTGAATTCTCTAAGTTGATTCAAACAATTTATCCTAAGCCTGAAAAAGACGCTAAGGGTGCTTTGAAAAAGTGGGAAAATAAAGTTGTCTTGCTAGATGACCTTTATCATAACTCACCTACGAATGCTAATATCAAGGGAACTAAGTGGGGCGCATTCAATGCTCTAACTGAACGCCTTGATTATTTCCGTTCTGGTCGTGGCAATAGCGAATCGCTAATGGCGGGCGCAAGTGGCTTTGACCCTGTTCTTACTGCTGAGAAAAATAAAATTCTCAAGTTAGTAAAAGCATTCTAAGAATGCTAAACTAGCGGGGGAACTAAAAATTCCCCCGCTTTTTATTTGGTTCGTTAGCTTAGTTGGATAAAGCGCTACCCTGTCACGGTAGAGATCACGGGTTCAAGTCCCGTACGAATCGCAAATGAGATTTTTATTCTCAATATGTGAGACGCCCGCAAACTTAAAGGCCAAATTTTTGTGTTACGGATCACAAAAAAAATGCCCTGAATCCCTGGACAAGTGTCAGTCCAGGGGTGTATAATTCTCGTCATGTCAAACGAACTGGTTTCATCTAAATACACATTCGCCTGCGACCCAGAGCATTGTGATTGTCTAATCGAACTAACATCATCAGATGGATTTGGATTTCCGTCTGGTGTGGTAGAAATCACATGTCCGTGTGGCCGTAAACCAACTTTATTGTCAGTACAACATGCTACAATACAACCAACTAATGAAAGGAATAACATGGAAACAACTACAGAGGTCCCAACGACCTACAACGCTAACGTTCTTGTAACATACAAGGATATTATCGACGGTGTTGCAACATATCCAACAGTCAAGGTAAATGACCTTGAGTATAAGTTAGAACGTATCAAGAATCTAGAAGACTTTTTGTCCCGTTCACAGGGAACAATTCGACAGATTATTGATAAACTAACTGTTCAAGAGTGGTATAACCCAAACACAGATAAAGACGAAGTTCTTCGTGAACTCTGTGAAATTTTGGACCACGAGCCAAAGCAGGAAATCAGAATCACAGGAACTATCACATTTGATATCCGATATGACTGCCCACTTGACGAGGTCGAAGATTTTGATGCTCGTTACTTTGCTCAAGATAATCTAACATTAGACTCATACCATGGCGACGTCATTGTCGAATCGTTTGATGTCGAAGATGCGGACGTGGACTGGTAATGTATTTTGAGTTGACTGCTCCAAATCAGATTGCCCTGCAAAGGGCTTTCTGGTCTGCAGAAATGATGGGCTTAGACCCAATGCTAATATCACCATTGACATTCAATATTGGAACTGGTAGTATTGAGAAAGTAAGTTCTATAAGAGATACATATAATCTAAAAGAAACTTATGTGTCTGATTATGAACCAACAGGATATACGAGGAGATAGTTATGGATTACCAAGACGGTTTTGAAGACGGTGTAAAATTTGCACGAGAGGTTATTATTGCTAATATCCGCCTCTGGGCAGAGAGTTCCGATGAGGGACAAGTAATGGACGACATTGCCGACAGAATCGAATTTGGGACGGTGGACTATGACCTCTGAGGATCTAAATAAATGGATTGGCTGTGACCAATGTGGCTCAGCTCAAGCTATGTATCTAATAAAACTAATAGAAGGTGAGCTAGCTTTTTGTGGCCACCACTATAATAAAAACAAAGAGGCCCTTGACAAGGTCTCCTTTGAAATGATAGAATTGAATAAAACCGAAGAAACACCTATACTAGAAAAGGCGGAATAACCATGGGAGATAGAGCAAACTTTGGCTTTGTACAGCCAAACGGAAATACAATTGTGCTGTACGGGCACTGGGCTGGACATCAAATGCTAGGCAAACTAGCGGACGCTGTCATCGCAGCACGACCACGTTGGTCGGACCCTGCATATGCTACACGCATTGCCATTAGTCAAATTATTGGTAATGATTGGAGCGACGAGACAGGCTATGGCCTGCATGTAAATGAAATTTCAGACAACGAGCACAAGATTGCTATCGTTGACTGGGACCAACAAATCTTTAGTCTTCATGAAGAGGACACATTCGCAAACACTGATAACAAGGTGCGTGGGATGAAGAACGAGGCAATTTTCACAATGGACCTTTCGACATTCTGTGAGAAGTATGCCCTGGAAGGAATGTTGGTCAACTAAATATGCTATAATATGAATAGGCCTGTATGGCCTGTTCATTGAGTAGTAGGGTGCGGCTATTAGGGAGTTCTCCCAAGTCGCTAAGTAAAGCAGGTTTACTTAATTCCTTTCGTTTGACTAGCAGCCCTACATTTTAAAATCCCCAGGAGTTGTTCACCTGGGGATCTTTCCTTGCCCGCAAAAGAATGAGGGTAGCATATGTCTTTTACGGATGTCAAATATATTTCCCGAAAATCTCACCATTTGGTCAAGCTTTGGTGTGATCCACACCATATAGACAATTGTCGGTGGTCCGTTATATAATTAGGTCATATTAGCGAAAGGAAGCAAAATGCCAAATTGGTGTTATAACGGATTGACAATCGAAGGCAATCCAGAACAAGTAAATAAATTGGTTGAGCAAATGAATCAACCATATAAGCAAGTCCATGATAACTGGAATATGGAAACTCATCAAATGGAGAAGAAGTTATCTACCTATCCAAATCCTGTGTTTGCATTCCATAATATCTATAATCATATTCAGGACGGTGTATCTGATGAGGTCTATCTTGGACAACCGCCTCGTGATATTCCTATTGAAGAGCAAATGCAATTCAAGACAAATGATTGGTATTCATGGAATGTCCGCAATTGGGGAACCAAATGGGATGTCGCTGTTGGCGACAATGAGGCATACTCAGATACTTATATTGAGGGTCCTACAGAAAATGGAGAGAACCTTGTAGTTTATTATAACTTCCATACTGCTTGGTCTCCGCCAATGCCTGCCATGGAAAAACTATCTGCTCAGTATCCTAAATTACTCTTTACTTTATCATATGAGGAAGAGACAGGTTGGGGTGGGGAATGTGAATTCCTTCGTGGCAAAATGATTTCTGAATCTAGTTATGAGAATAAATGCAGAGATTGTGATTCAGAGAACACATTGGAATACTGTGAAAATGATTGTGGAGAAATCTGCATGAAATGTAATTATATGGGTGAGGCAGACCTAGACTGTGTCGCAGAATGTCAGACCCATAAGATATACTTGGACGACGAGCATGTCCCTAGTTATAGAATGGAGCAAATCAATGGCTAGTTTCTTAGAAGACGAAAACCAAATGGTTATTGACGCAGAAATGTCAGCAATTGCTGACCAATTGCTAGATGACTGGATTCAATCTAATTTAGATGAAGGTCAATATTATGCAGATAAATGTTTTGCAGAAATGTGCGATAGTAATTATCTCAAAGGTAGGTTCAATCAATTCTATGATTTGAAACCCGAAGATGATGACTATATTGAATGGGATGAGGAGGCATAAATGGAAACTGAATATATAAATAGAAAGACACAATTGGTTACTTATCTTCAATTACATGCACAGTCATTGAATGAGGACCTATCTCAGTTGTCTAATAAAATGGATTCTCTGGACCCCGCCTCAAAAGAGTTTGCTGAATTAGATATTGAGTATAACTTCACAAGCGGCCAAGAATCTGCTACAATGCATATCCTTGAATATGTAGAGGAGATAATGTGAATAGCACATATTTAGAGCCACGTCTGCAGAAACTAGTCGACCTTGGCGAGACAGGGACAGACATCCTGCACGGTGAACTAAAGAACTTGATGTACAAGGCTGAACAGGAGTTCCTGGAGGCCCAAAGCATTGAGGAGGAGAACGACTACTCCGACGCCATGGAATCTATGGAGCGGAAGTACTGGGAAGGCCAATGCGACGCATTAGAGCACGTATATGCACTTACATATCAATTAGCATTTGCTATACAAGAAAGGACAAAGAAGAATGGCAATTAGAGAAGTTGAACTACCTACAGATCTAGAACGTAGGGACAACGTTTATCGTGATATCAATGAGATTATTGATAAACTAAACGTTCTACCTGTATTCCCTTCCCTAGCATGGACATATGCATGGGACATAATCAGAGATAAGTTTGAGAACAGTCAATGGGATGACATTATCACAGAAGGCTTTGAAGACTATGCTGTCCCTAAAGGTACAGAGTTGAAGACAATCTGGGATAAGTTCTGGACTGATGTAGACAGCCTTGGTCTATCCCTGGAATATGGTTCTGAGGTGCTTGTTGAATCAATCAATGACTGGCTAATTGATAATGATTTCTTAGTTTTGTTAGACAATGACGGGTGGTTAGATGATGAAGAGGAGGGAACAAATGAGTAATTACGTGGCAAGCTTGGAAATCCTGGAAGTTGCATATGAAGTATCTCCTGGAGGAGTCAGGACATTTGAAGTCTATGATAAATCTGAAATAGATCCTGTATCTATCCCAATATATGAGACAGAATCTTTGACAGATGCCGTCGAATACTGCTATGATTTGGGACGGGATTTTATTGTCCGTACATATGCTGAATGGGAAATGAGGGAAATGCTTGCCGATCTATAGAGTATTTGGACGGAAGTACCAGGACTTCTACACAATTGTTTCTGCAGCAGATGAATATGAAGCAGCAGACATAGCTAATGCTCGTCCAGAAATCGACTGGGATAGAGTCGAAATGGACGATGTCATAGAAGCAACAGATGTTTTCTTAGATGATGATACATCTGCAGATCTACAACTAAATATAGATTGATTACCGTAGGGGACTAAATTAGTTCTTACGGGGGTATTTACAAATTCGTGGATATCCGATATAATTAATATAAACCGATCTAGAAAGGATCAAACAAATGACTACAAAGCGTGAATATCTAGCTTCAAAGGGAATTACTGTTGGCCGCCGTGGCCGTTTCTCAGCTGCAGCTAAGCAGGCTCTCGCAGAGGCGGAGCAGTCAGGTGTCAAGTTCGTAGCTGAGTCTACGAAGACCCCTAAGAAGTAATCTCAAATAATGAGACAGGGGCTGGCGAAAGTCAGCCCCTTCTGATATAATCCAAAGTTACAAGAAAGGCGGACCATGAATAGTAAAGAAATCAAGATAGGCGAACTAATGGCAAACTCTGTTGAGGACCATTGGTTCAATCCTGCCTCTCTGGCACATTATCTAGCACAGCAACCGCTCTGGACAATAGACCGTATCATGGAGGTTGTAGCGTGGATTATAGAAAAGCAAGCACGGCGGGCGGAAGACGAAATCAAACATGGAAGAACCTCCCATGGTCTAACTCTTGCCTATAATCTAGATAAACAGATAGACAAATATAAAGCATCAAATCAGTTAGACAATCTCAAGTTGCCATAAATCTAACTAACACAAATTATCCACAGGTTTATCCACAGCCTGTGGATTTTTTTGTGGATATCGTGTGGGGAAGTGGGCTAAATTTCCCCTTTACGACCAGGCATTTAAAAATCCCAGAAAATTTGAGAAAATTGGATCTAAATAAATCATTATCTATTTAAATATACATCAAATGGATCAAAATGTTCCCAAAATGTGGGCAAATTTACCCGTTTACGGGGACATATTTATAGCCCCAGAAGGGGGACAAATCGGACATTTACGACATGTTGACAAAAATCCCAGAATATGTAGCTATTGACAAATCTGTCTAAATATGCCAAATGGGATTACGTCTTAATATATGAGATGGTTCAATATCATGTATATATCTATTTAAATAATTAGTAATAATTGATAGTAAATTGATAACCATTTTACTCCACAATGCTCCACTATACTCCACTTAAAAGGGCTTAGAATGCCCTATAACGGGAGAAAAAAGGTGGGGGGTAGTGGAGAGTTAGCTACCTATTTGGTCCAAATACAGGAGTTATGACAGGATGTCTATCATCCTCATCTGACCATTTGCCTGTAGAATATCCTGACTCTGGATCTTTGTCTATATTTTCTTCAAAGTCTAGCCATGCCTCTAAATTGTCTAGAAATCCCATCATATTACTCTTCAAATGATTGTTGTGAAGCCCATAGAGCATCTTGATCTATTTGACTAGGATTAGTACCATTAGGGTATTGGTTATATTGGACTCCATTGGCTTCCCGCCCCTTTTGTTCTACAACAAATCCATTCTCCCTATCAAATAGGACATAGTCAAATTCTACAACTGTAAAGTACTGCTTGAAGGTTGAAATAACCTTATCTAGGTCTAGACTTCCGCATGTATAGAGATCGAATTGAATTAGCCCTGGATCTGTCTCATCCCAAATATGAAATGCGATATGGCTTGTTTCGATCATAACAATTGCGGTTAGACCTCTATTTCCAGGAACATCAACATAGGATGCAAATGGTCCTTTTATAATCTTCATATTAATCTGGTCGACTAGAAATTTAAGAAAATCAATTCCCTGTTCTTCTGTATTCATTGGATTAGCTACTTTAGCATTAACCAATAAGTGTTTGTGATATATCATATTAAACCTTTCCCTGTAAATATGCGAAGTAATTAAGTATAGCAAATAGTAGAATCAAAAGCCCTATAGCGTATTTCATTCTTTCCCGCCAAAATTAATTACCCTAAATGCATCGCCTGTTTCTGGATCTTCAAAATCCCATTCACCCCAATATGGAATACCATCAGCATCATAGTCATCCCATTCTTCCCCGCTCAAATCCATATTAAGCTTATAGAAGGTTCCGTATTTACTGTAAATTGGCCATAGAGTATCCCATAGCCATCCATCAAATTTATATTTAATGCCGTAATTCTTTTCATATTCTTCAGCCCATGAGACTCTCATAATTGCTGAGCTTGCTATCGAACCCGCCCAATTTGCGATCCATCGCAAGGGTGGCTTAGAGTTATTAACTCTAGTTGAATCACCTAAAAAGCTTCTCACGCTATCTCCTTTAATTTAGATACTAATTGGGAAAATGGTCGACCAAATCTTTTATTAGTTAGATAGAAATCATCTTCATGCTTTCTGTCTCTGTCATATTTTCTCTCTACCCGCCAAGATTTTGAGAAGGCAGTAGGAATGACAAACATTCCACCAGTCTTCTGACTTACCATAACGTATGCAATAGGCTTAGGCTCTTTAGCTTCATAGCCAGATACTGTGTCTACGATAAGATCATCATATGGAAATGTAGATGGGTCATCTGTAAAGGCAAGATTTCGACTCTTAACCTCAATCACATTATCTCCTACGATAACATCTTTATCATTAAGTGTATAGTCACGAATCTCTGCTTTAGATTGAGCAAATGAGAACTCTGGCACTTCGGCCATTACTCCGAATTCTTTTAGTCGCATAGCGACAATCTCATTAAACTTATGGCCTGCTTCCATGGCTGATTTATAATCGAACATGTTCTCTCTTCCGCCGCACTTTTCGCTTTCACTATGTGGTCTAATGACCAGTAAATTGTCTCCATATGTATGTAGATATCTCTATGGTAGCATATATACCTACGATCTGTAAACAGATATTAGATAGAATATTTGCTACTGAATACCCGTCTGCTTTTCTTTCAATCTCTTCTAATATATCTAGTCTGGCCATTTTAGTTCCCCGTCCTTAACAAATACTAAGCCAAAGGATTGGCCTGGATTTAGAGTAATATCTTTTGCCCCTACTTCAGCCCACCCGTATTTAGGAAATAAATTAAAGATATGTCTTTTATCTCTAACTATAATTGCCCAGTAAGCTTTCTCTGAAGGCATTGTGTCGCAAGGCTCTACTTCCCTTGATGGGAAACCGTTGACCCTGCATATTACCTGTAGCCCGTACTTGTTTGTTCCTTCTACCTTTATTTTAGCATTATCTAATATATCGTAGGCAGGAGTATTGTTCCCTGCTGTAATACATTGAGATACTTTTTTATCTCCAAAGTCTATGTAAAGATTAACACACTCTGCAGGTTTTACTGCATATACCCCGCCAAGAATTAATACAAATATAAAAAGAACTGATAGTTTACTTTTCATTAAACTTCCACAGCTTCTCCATGTTATAGTATCTAGCCATAACAAATAATAGATCTGATAGTCTATTTAGATATTTTGGAATCTCACGACTTATCTTTATTTCATCGTTGATTTCAAGTACTGCTATCGCTACCCATACAGATCTTTCTGCCCTTCTTACTACCGCCCTAGCATTGTGTAAAGGTCCTGTAGGCAAGATAAAAGACGTTAGTGGCTCTAGATACTCATTGTAATCATCAATAATAGTCTCTAGCCACTCAACACGTTCTGGGGTTATCTTAATTGTTTGTGATCCAGCCAATTCAGCTCCAAGATCAAATAGATCTTGCTGAATCATATCAATAATATCTGTTCTGTCTGTCATTCCGATAGCAGAGTTTGCCTCATCTACTGAGCCTATGGCATCAATTAGTGGGCTGCTCTTATATACTTGCTCGTTACCACCGATAGAAGTTAATCCTTCATCGCCAGTTTTTGTGTATATCTTAGTTAATCTATTCTTCGTCATCAAAATCCACTTCAAATGGATCGGAAAGATCTAGATTTTCTAGACCTTCTAAAGACTTAAAAGCAACCACGGCTGTAATAGCCATAACTGCTAGTAGTCCTGCAACAATAATCACCTTCTTATTCAATCCCATAATCCTATTCTATGACCATATCTATATGCATCTGATTGCATAGAGTCCATTCTAGATTTACCACATGGACATGGCGGAACCATATGGATCTTGCTGTCTTCTAAATCTGTTTCTATACTCATTATAGTATTGCATGCTGGACATTTGAACATATGCTTTTTCATTTCTTTTCCTCCATGATCATTTCAATAATGTCGTAGCAATCACAAGTACTGGTCATGCATTCCACTGTTCTTAATCCATACCGCCTTAATTCTCCTGACGCTGAAAGTAAATGCTGCTCTTGTATTAAGGAAGCAATTCTTTCTCGTTCTCTCTTTTCAGCTTTTTTACAACCATTACAAGGACACTTCCAAACAGTTTTACTATAACTTATTTGGTCTCTAGGGTCTCTTAAATGTGACGTTTCGGCTGCTTCAAGATCCAACTTCTTCGTCCTCTTTTTCGTTTTCAACAGATCTTAGTTCATCATAAAGATCCCAATATCTGTTTTCCCAACCAGTTGCTCTTTCTTCTGCATCTACCCACAAGGTGTTCATATGATCTCTTTTTTCGTAGGCTTCATCAATTAGGTCTTGCATATATGAAGTCTGTTTAGTTATATCTTGATTAACTGCTCTTAAAGTACCAACCCTATATGCAGTTATAACCATAATCATTGTGAATATTACTTCGAACATTTCCGCCTCCTTGAGTTACTAATTATAGCCCAACAGACTCAGCTTTGTCAATAGCATCATCCATGCTATATGGATGTTCTTTTGTACAATCTCCGCATTCTCTACACATGGAAAATCCCCCGCCTTTCAGCGGGGGCCTTTCTTAATTAATTAAACTTTCTTAGGTCTGCCAGTCTTTTTAGGGACTAGGCTGGTCTCTCTTCGAATACCATGCTTATTGGTATCAATTCTTGTCAAAGGTTTTCCTGACTTAAATTTTCCCTGACTTGGTTTCTTGCGAGTAGCCTCTGCAGATGTTACTGCACCTGATGGTTGATTATTAGGTGGAGTATCCATTCCTGTACCATTATCGCTCATTAATAAATCTTTCTCTTTGTTCTGGAGTTGCAGTCATATTTAATGTTAAACCTGCTTCTCCATCTCGTGCAACATTCAAAGTGCCTCCTGGAATGTTTGCAATACCAGTTTCGCTACCAAATGCTTTGCATCCACATTCAACGCACATGATTACTTAGGTCCTTGTGCTGATGCTTGATTAGAAACATCTGTTGCTGGGAAAGCTGGCTTTGGATCAGCAGCATACTGCTCTCCAACATTGTGTGTTCCCGCAGGCTTTGTTGTATTAAAGCCGTTCAAATTTAATCCGTCCATTTTATTACTCCTATAGGTTATATTTAGATGGGTCTAGAAGTCCATCCATATAACCATTATAGCATTTTTATATTCTATACTTATTTTCCCAGCAAGAGTCGCATACCATAATATATTTGGTCTCTGTGCTGGTGATGCGGGTTGCAGTATTCCCACAACCCGTCACCTCACATTTTTCTTCTTGGGACATTACTTCTTTTTAGTAGACTTTTTTACGGTCTTTTTTGGAGCAGTCTTCTTAGCTGGAGACTTCTTTGCAGGAGCCTTCTTCTTAGGTGCTGCCTTCTTGGTTGCTTTCTTCACGACTTCCACCTTTCTTTCAGGCTCTTCTAAAACAAGAGTTGTGTACTTAAACTCTTCTGGGAAAAGCCATTTCTTTAATTTATCGAACATTATCTTTATCTATCTTTCTGATTATATAATCAATCACTTGTTGTGGCTTCCAGTCTTCTGGAAGTTCAAGATTACTAATTTGATTTACGATATCTTGTCTTACCTTAGTGTCTATGTAATCTTGCATAATATTATTTTATCATTTATATGTCAATGGGGCAAGGTATCCCCTGCCCCACGACAATATAAAGAATTACTTCTTAAGTGTTACCTTAAGCTTAGGGAACTTAGCGTTCCATTTCTTTGCCAAGGCGTTGAACTCCTTGACATATGTAGCCTTAGCAAGATCTGCATCTGCCTTAGCCTTTGCTAGGTCAACAACAGCCTTTGCTGCTGCTGCATCTGCTGCTGCCTTGTCTGCTGCACGAGCAGTCTTTTCGGCTGCCAATGCTGCTTCTGCAGTTGCCTTAGCGGCATTTGCTGCTGCAAGTTGAGTTGTTAGAGCAGCAAGGTCTCCAGCCAAATCACGTACTGCGATGATCTTTACAGATGATGCAGATGGTGTGCTGAATCCTGTTACTGCTGCTGCCATATCGGCTGCTGCTGCATAGAATACGATTGTCACTGGACCAGTTGCTGGAGCAACAAACTTAACGTCTGCTGATCCGAAATTGGTTAGTGTTGCACCTGTTGTTACAGTTACTGTATCAAGGGTTGCACCGTTAGCAATTGCATTAAGGGTCTTTCCAGAAATCTTATTTCCGAATACATCCTGTGCTGTTGCTGTTACTGTTACTGATGTTCCTGCTGGAGCAGAATCTACACCTGTTACGGCGATCTTATCGATCAAAGTAGATGTTCCTTGTAGGAAGTATGTCACAGTTGTGCCCTGATTTGTAATTGCTACAGAGCTTACTGCTGTCGTTTTAGTATATACATAAAACGTTGCTGTTGTTCCTGTACCAACATTGAGGCTCCATGTTGCTGAACCTGAAGATGCTGTTACTGGTGCTGTAGTTGTTGCAAATGCTGACACTACAGCGGCATTTGTTGCTGAAACTGATACTGTTGTTCCAGTATCAACTGTAACTACAAACTCAACTACATCAAGGGAATCTACAGAGTTGTCTGTAGGGACTGGAATTGTAATTGGTGTTGTTGCTGCTGTTCCAGCAGTTTGTGCTGTCCATGTCGGCGATGCTACTGTGCCTGTATTCTTCTTTACAGAAGTTACAACCATTGGAGCAGCACTTGCAGGTGTTGCTAGTGTACCCATAGCGACGGCTGCAACCATTGCTAGAGCGATTTTCTTAAATGACTTCATTTAATTTATTCTCCTTAATTTATCCACCTCTTGTGAGCGTGGAATTCTAGTTTGTGTACGAGTTCCGCCATTGTGACGGAGAGTGGTTCTCTTCGATACTTTTCTTCATGTCAATGTCTTCGTACATTCGAACAATATGAGTACATGGATCCTGACCTTCGTCAAATTCCGCATATTCTTGTTCGGACATTGGTAGTCCGTCGTGTGTGTAGCATACAGGAGGTCCGCACCAACCCTTTTCAATCCCGTACGCAATCCATTCGTCAAATGTTAGATCCATTCTGCCAACTCCTTTAAAAGGCGGTGCTTTGGCATTGCTCCCACAATAGTGTGGACTGGATTTCCATCCTTAAATAATACCATAGTTGGTATTGATTGTACAGAGTATTCCTGAGATTTTTTTGGATTTTCATCAACATTTAACTTGCCGATCAAGAGTCCAGTTTCACTTGAGAGTTCTTCTAGGATTGGATTCATCTTTTTACAAGGACCGCACCAGTCTGCCCAAAAGTCTACCAAGATTAATTCATTTTCTAATATAGCCTGCCCAAATGTGTCGTCTGTGATTATCACATAGCCTCCACATGAGTAGGCCAGAAATACTGGCATTTATCGCAACAGGTATAACCTAGTTCACGATAATCAGAATATTCATTGTAGAAATAATATTTCTCAGGATCTTTCTCAAATAACCTGCCCTTATGTGAGTAATGAAGCTTTTCGTCTCCAAGCCACCAAGGCCTATCTGATTCTAGACCCATAAAGTTTTCTTCATAGATCTCATCAAATTTTGCGTGTGTGCTATTTTTATAGCCACGAAGAATAATTTCTTTAATGATTGACTCATTGTAAAGGAATAGCCAGTCTTCGTGCCCACGCCACATTTTAACTGCAGGGTGATTTACCCATGCACCAGACTGATCATAATAACCAGCCAAAGATTTAAGTACTTGTAGGTTCTCTACGCTTTGCTTAATAAGACGCTTGCGATCTAAATGCTTAGCAGTCTCAGCAAAGTCCGCCTCTGGTAGAAATGTTTGCATACTATGTATTGTACTAAATTATTTACGGTTGGTCAATAGTAGGCGGTGTGCCTTTTAGTTCTTCTGCTGCTGCATTAAACTTATCCATAAATACTTTTACTACAAAAAATGTAGACTCATGAGCATTTTTAGAAAGATTATTTAAATTCTCTTCCGATCTTTGGTCTTCAGGAAGAGCGTTAGCCCACTTCTGAAATAAAGCTTTTGATGTATCTTGAATTATTTCTTCAAGCACGGTCATGGTTTTTTGTTCATCCATTTATTGCTGCTCCTATATTAATTAGTTTACCAAAAAGCACCTTGTTGCTTTTAGTGTTTACTGATGTGCGTGAAAGCAAATCATAAATTTCTTGATACGTTAGATTAGGTTTTGCAGACCTAATTGCTAACCAATTTGCAGCAGCAACTTGAGTTGCTACCGATGTTCCTCTGCCTATACCAGTTTTATTTCCTACAGTATAAAGCTTCATTTGCCCTAAAGAATAAAAGTCTACCAAATTGTAGTCATTGTTACTATAAGTAGCAATACTGTTGCTTATATCAGTTGCTCCAATTGCTATAGAATCTTGAATACATGAAGGCCAATCTATTCTTTCTGGATCAGAATTGTTTCCTGTAGGGAAAAATACTGGAATGTTCATTTGTTTTAAGTTAGATATGGCTGGCTTAAGATACTTGGAAATAGGGCAATACTGTTTATAATAAAGTAGTTTATGATGTCCCTGAGACATAGATACTGCTTGTATATTATACTTTTCTTTATTTACCGCCACCCAATTTAAAGCCTCAACGATATTTCCTTCTGTAGTTGGCATTCTATATCCGCTAGAATTATGTGCGATTATTCTAATAAACACAATATTAACATTAGGATTTGTTAGAACAACTGCAGATGCCATTTGTGTCCCATGCGAAAAACCATTACGAGATATGATCTCATTTCCCAGAACCGCAGACCCAGATCCTTCCATATAGTAATCACCATTAGGGCAAGAAGGCCAGTCAAGTATGCATACCTCTTGGATAACCTTGCTATTAAAAATTGGCAAAGATGTATCAAGGGCTGTATCTAAAATAGCAATTGATGGTTTTTCGTCTACCGCATTTGCAGGTAAAGATAAAACAGGGATCAGTAATATGACAACCGCTATAATTTTTTTCATTTATTAATAATACTAAATGTAATAGAATCTGTCAATACTATTTATTATTTTTAGGAGTATACCATTTACCAGCGTCAAGGTCTGGTAACTTCATAGAATTTGATTCCAACAATGCATGAAGAGTAGCCTTTAAATACTCAAGTTCAAATTGTTGTCGTAAAACTTCTAGTTCAAGTAATCTTATTCTGTCTGACTTTCTCATTATTCATTTCCAAAATCTACTGGTGTTGGGGCTGTTGCCAAGCTTCCGCATTGAGCACATTCCATATCTAAAAAGTAGGTTGCAATTTCAGAATCATTAAAGATAACCTTAACATTCCAAATGTTACATCCACATGGGCAGACATGAGTTGGAGTACCTCTAAGGTCCATAGCCTTGCTGTAATCTTCTGGTTTCAGATCCTTGATGCTTCTCAAGTTTTCCTCTTCAAACTCTATGTCTTCATTATCGTTATTGATAATAAGGATTCTGTTTTTATCAACAAAATCTTTAATCATGCCCAGTGTTATAAGCCCAAAGAACAGGGCTGACAGTCTACTGAGCCACTTCATATTCTTATTATATCTTAGACTTCGATAATTGTAAAGGGAGGTCTAACTGCCATATTAAACTTAGCCGCCGCCTCTAAAGCCATACGAACACGCTTGCGTGGAGTCTTTATTGTTGGTGTAGAAAATAATGAACCCAAAGCTAGTTCTTGCCCAGCCCCTTCAGCCATATAGTTTACATCTACTTCAGATATATGAAAGTCTGTATCCATTGTAAAGATTCTTCCAGCACCCTGTACTGCAATTATAAAAATTCCGCCTTCATCGCCATCTTCAGGAGCACTAGTACCAAACTTACCATAACCGTGTTCTTGAAATGTTTCTTTAACTGATTCAACAAATCTTGTACGCATGAACTTATCTATGTTTCTAAATCCTGCAGTTGGTTTATAAACAGGAGGAGTCCACGAATATTGTAAAATTTGACCCATTCTAAAACTATCTACAAACCCTATGCCAAATTGACCAACCTTAAAAACCTTTGGATCTGTTCTTTGAAAAATTAATCCAGACTTATCATCAGATGCAGCAGCATCTCCCCCAAGGAGGACTTTGTTTTCATGGATTAGGGCAACTATACAGGTCATATAGACTAGTATACTATTTTTAAAATTCCTAGTCCAGTTCCCCTTCAGGATGGTATTTTTCTATTTGAGAGTCAATGAATGATAGTTTAAGGAGTGTTTCTTCAAGTTCCGCCTTTACCCCAATTAATTCTTGAATAGCATCATAATATTTATCTTTCCACTCAGTCAATTCCCGCTCAATTTTATATAATTCAATTTTAAGGTCTTTAAGTTCTAATTTAAGGTGATCTTGCTCACGCTCAGCCCTGCGTATTTTTTCTTTTTTATTATCCCTCAAGCCTGCAATTACAGCAGTCCCCATGCCTGAAACGGCAGCGGCAAAAATAGCGACAACTATGGCAGTATAATCTATGTTCATTATACATAAATTATACCGTATATGTAACCTAAATTAATAGTTCAGAAGCCGAAATTTCGTTGCCTAAATATTTCTTTTTTTGAATTGCTTCCCTAACAAACTCAT